AATCTTTTAGTATACCAATCAGGACCAGCCATTAGCATTTCTTCTTTTTTAAGAGGTCTATCTCCTTTGTACTTGATGCTTGGAGCACCTGCATCGATGACTTCTGATTCTTCAATAATGTCTGTAATTGCCATAGTCTTTTAAAATATCCTATTTTGTTGTGTTTTACAATCCTTTGGTTTGAGCCCCTAAAACAACTTGTTTAACTTTTATATGCACGTCTCTTTTAATATGTTCTCTTTTAGTAACAGTCTCTGGGTGATCTACATCATCGTCAGCTTCTTTATCTGACATATATTCTTGTCCTGTCTCAGTATTAGTTAGTGTTACTTCTACTTCTGGTGTGAGAATTCTAACTTTTTCACCATTTATTGTTTGTATTTCATCTTTTGATTCTTGTTCTATGAACGGCATATTATCCTTATGTTGTTGTGACCTCTGTAGGTCTAGAAATTTGTAATACAGAAGCAGTCATTTTTATAACATTTCCTGTGGCACATTGCATCTTTAATTTGTCCCCCGCCTCTAAAATAATTACATTGTTAAAGGTCAGTAAATCAATACTTCCGCTGGCATTTATGTTAACCTTATCCCACTCATAATCAATAGTAGATGAAGCATCATATACTTGAATATCCACATCTAAAGCTCCACTATGAGTATTGAATAACTTAACACTTTTAACAATACTTGATGTAGCACTTGGTGCTTCATACATATCATCATATGATCCTGTAGAAGTAATCTTAGCCTGAATATTTTTATATACGTTTGCCATTATGATAAAAAGAAATTAAATCTTTCTTGATCATCCTTATCTGGTTGTAAATATGTAGAGTTTAGTTGTTCTATCATAGAACTAATTGCCCTGTTGATTTGTCTTTGATTATCCTCTGTGTATTCTCGTTTAGGTTCTGGTAATCTTACTACTATTTTTGTCATTATCTTCTTCCGTCCTGTTGTAAATCTACTTGAAAAGTTCCAAATCTCCACGCTTCACCTGATCCATTGTTTTCTATTTTTAAACTAGCATATCTTCCTCTAGCTCTAGTATCTTCTTTAGTGGTTGCAGATGTAATTGTAAAGGGACTATAGGTACTATTACCTGCTGTTGATGAAGGATAATCTTTTAATCCAATAGTTACTTTAGCATTACCGGTTAATGTTTTAAAATCTGGTACAAATCTTCTCATAGCTAAAAACATTTCTGGTTGGTCTTGCTGTAAAGCAATATCATACGATTCAATATAAGATGTTAAAGCTGTCGTGCTTCCATCAGGATTAATTTGATCGGTTCCTGTTTCTTGTTCATAGAAAATTGTTTGACCTAAACCTACAGCGCCTATAATATTTGGAAAAGATCCTACAGCACCATTATTAAAATAAGTTGAATAAGGTTTTGGATAAACGATTGCATCAATCCAAGATGTTCTTATAGAATATATATTTATTCCGGTATACCAATTCCCCATAGGGACTTGTTTCGATTCCCCATAATTAAATACTACATATCGATCATTATAAGTTGAACCTGATGATGGATAGTACCAAATAACTTCTGTAAATAAATTATTAATTCCAGCCGCTACTTGTTGACCTTTAGTAGTATCAAAACTATCATAAACATAATCTTCAACGCTACATGGTAATGAGTTAACTGTACCATCAAATGCAAAGAATCCATTATTACTTAACCAATAAGCAACACCATCAATCTCACAACAAGCATTTTGGCCAATTAAACCACAGTTTGTACCAACCTGTTCAAATCCAAATGTAAATGGTGAACCAACAAATTTCATAGAGTATAAAGCATTATCAGTCCACACTAGAATATTTTCTTTAGCAACGATAGCGCCCATAATTTTGGTACCATCTTGTAGTCTATAAGTTCCAGCACTATTATCAGCGGCCGGAGCATAGGTATTTATCTCTCCTTGATTCGAGAACCTAATAAACATATCATCTTGAGTTGTATCATCACCAACAGTTGTTTCAGTTCCTAAATGAATTAAGTGACGTGTTGTTGGAGATATTAAAGTCATTCTACTTGCAGTGGGATTTCCTAAAGCTCCATTAATATTTGTTGCATAATTATTTGTAGTAGTTGAAGCTCTCGCTGTAAATCGAGCTGAACCACTTATTCCTGAATCCCATGTAAAAGTTTTTCCATTAGAAACTGTTCCAACTAAAACTTGACCCCAGTTACTTAATGACCATAAACCTGGTTCAAGTGAAACACTTGAAGCGTTAACAGCGTCTCCCCATCCATTCCAATCTGTTGCATCGTAAACAATTGTTGCATCACTATGAGCTTGTCCATTTGAAGTTCCGGGAGTTGCTGTTCCATACGCACCCCTTGTAATAGTTGTTAAATCTGGAGCTGATATACCTGTATAAGAAATTAATTCTCCCGTACCTAATACACCAACAGAGGCAACACCTGGATTAGAAAATCCAGTGCTTGAAGTTAAAGTAACTGATGTACCTACTCCTCCAGTTCCAGCGGTGTCCGCATTTAAGGCTCCATCCAAATCATTTGAAAGACTCCCTGTAATATTTCCACCAAAGTTTCCAACACCAAAACCATAACCATAAGTTTGTGCTGCTGGTCCAACTCTTTGATAAGGTTGAACAGTCATACTTCCACCTGTAGCTACGACGGAGCCTGCTTGATTTGATGAATTAATAGTGAATGTAACATTAGTTGGAACCGTTAAAACTTGAAATTTTTTATCTTCGAACTGCGTAGCAAGTAATCCTGTACCACCTGGAAGACTTACAGCATCCAAAACTATTATATCTCCTACTTCTAAATTATGTGCTAAAGTTGTAGTAATAGTACAAGTTTTAACTGTGGTACTATCGGTTGCTAAAGTGGAAGATGTAAAAGTTGTTTGTACTCCGGCGTTGTTTGATCGCCAAGGAGTTATATCATAAAGTTTTCCTTCAAAATATATAAGTAAAAATTTATCTGTACCAATAGCAACATATCTATTACCATCAGTATCAACAAATGCATGAATTTTTCTAGCAACTCCGTGAATTGTTGTGTCTGATAATAAAGAAGCCCATCCTCCTACTTTTTCAGGAAGACCGTATCTAAATCTAGTATTATCTGAATCTACCCATCGACCATTAGCACCGACACTTGTGTCTTGTTTATCAATCCCTGGTAAAAATTTAATGGATGTAAGAGCCATTTTTTAAGCTCCTATGTTGGGAATACTGTCGTATTATTTTTATAAGCCCAGCCTCTAGTTGCATCAATATAAATAAGAGTTGATGACTGACCATCAACATCTAATGCATCGTTCGATGCAGCACTCATAATATTAGATCCATTTCTATCAACAGTAACGTTGTTAGAATTAAAGTTTCCTCTTGAATCAACAATAGTAACTTCATCACCAGTGGCTGGTGAAGCAGGTAGCTGAACTGTTATTGTAGACGTAGCTGTGTTACAGAATATTTGATCTCCTGCAACAGCAATATATGTACTGTACGTATGATCTATTGGAATAAATCCTTTTTCTAAAAGAGTAGTGACAGTTTCACTTCCATTAGATTTACATAGCATAGTAGCTGCAACAGGGATAGGTTGTGCTGTTCCAGATGCAGTTAAAACACTTAAAGTATATTTATTAGTTCCATTTCTATTTGTATCATCTTTAATAAACCAAACTCTATTGGCCGTTACTGGCATAGTTAAAGTTCTATTAGCTGCTAATGTACCATACAATCTAATGTACATGTTTTTACCATTAGAAGTAGATCCATCAGTTAAAGCAAGTGTTACACTTGCCGCTGCCATATCAATTGATACAACTCCTGTAGATGATTGTTCTAAAATTTGTAAGTTAGTATTAGTAATTCCGCCCCATTGACCAGCTTTCTCACCGGTTGAGATTAATTCTAATTGTGTGTTAGTTGAATAAGTTGATGCCATAATTTTAATAAGGGACTATTGGTACCCAAACCATAGATACTCCTGGTCCAATTTCACTCCATGTTATTGCTTGTGCAGTTCCTGTAGAAAGCGTTAAAGTACCTCCTGTAGGCTCTACATTTGCGTCAGCTGTTATTGTAACAGTTCCTGAAGTAATTACAACCCCAGATCCGCTAGGATAAGAGTTAGCATCTGCCGAAACTGTAACTATTCCAGTACCTAAAACATATGATGATTTAGTTGGATCAACCTCGGCATCAGCTGTAACTGTAACCGTTCCAAGTCCTAGAACAACTTGACTGCTATGTGGAAGTTCTGTGATAGAATCGGCTGTAATACTAATGTTTCCAATACCAAGAGTAAAGGATACCTTAGTAACTGAAACTGTTACGTTGTTTTGATTTGTAATGGACGCAAAAGGTAAAGATGCAAATCCGTAATCACTTCCTAAGAGCATGGTTACGCTCCGTTGTCGATGATGTTATTGCCCTCTATCTTGGCCCATTCTT